ATTTTAAATACTTGCCATCATAAGCACTAGGATTAGTGGCAATACCTACAACGTCATCCAGATACTTCAGACGAGTCTCACCACCTCCACCAAGAGTGGAAAGTTGCTGTTGAATGCGATTAATGAAAAGACGATAATGCTGTTGAAGTTGGTCTAAAGTAACAAACTTCTTGTCTAGTGGAGTTAATGGGTCAGAGTTTTTAGTATCAGGTGGTTCATTTAATAAACCTTCAGTTAAATTCTGTTCATTGAACTTTTTAAAGATTTCTTCAAGATATTTAACTTTCTTGGAAAGCTCATAGTTCTGCTCTTCAATTTCATTAATATGAAGTTTAGAAATTACAGTTTGAATTTCCTCTTGAATATCTTCAATGTATTGATTTTGTTGTTTAACAACATTTTCATTTTGAAGAATTTCTTCCTTTAAGTTAGATACCCTTTGATTAAGTTCTTCTTGGATATCTTCAATATATTGACTTTGAGTCTTAAGATGTTTCTCATTACGAAGAATATCAACTTCTAAACTTGAAACTTTTTGAGTAATGCTCTCCTTATAAGTTTCATTATTCTTTAATTCATTTTCAAACTCATTCTTTAAAAATTCAATTTCCTCAATCTTCTCTATTGCTCTTTGTTCAACAATCTGATGTGAGTTCTCAATTGAATCAATTTTATTTGAAATTCCTTCAATTGTTTGATTTAATTTTTCATCAAATTCGTTAAGTTTAGATTCGGTCCTAAGTTCTGTTTCAACAATAAAATCTTTATATTTTGGAATATCATTTTCTTTTATTTGATTGAAATTTTGATTTAATGTTTCAAAATTATCAATAATTTCAGAGACACTTTTCTCATTAATACCTTCAAGTGTTTCAGTTAGCTCTTCGTATTTGGCATCTACAAACTCTCCAATTCCCTCTAGAGCCTGATTTACATTTTCCTCTAGTTGTTCATACCGATTATAAGTACGAATCTCTGTATCAACGACTAGTTTTTTATATTTTGGTACTTCAACTTCAATAAACTCATTTACCTGAGTAGCAAGCCCAGAAACATCTAAACGTATTTCTGTTAGATTTTTTTCATTAATTCCTTGAACTTTTGATTGAATGTCACGAATACTACTTTCTACAACAAGAAGTTGTGACATCATCGCCCGATCCAGATCTTCTTTTTTTAGAAGAGTTTGAATCTCTTTTTGAATATCTTCTACTTTATTTGAAATAAAGTTTACTTTTTCAATATTTTCAGCATAATTATCTAGAGTTTCAGAGAACTCAGATATGGTTTCAATTTTATTTAAATTTCTTTTAAAAGATTCAAATGCGTCAGAAAAGGTATTTAATTCAGGAGTTTGAATTAATTCCTGAACCTTATTATCTATAGAACTGACTTTTTCTTTTTTATTAAAATATTCTGAAGGTTTTTTAAGTGCCACTATATTCTACAAATTCTTTTAGAAGTATTTATTCTCCCATTAAAAAGCAAAAATAACAAGTATTATATTCGATACTCTTCTATCTTATCTAATACTTTATTTAAATATCTTTGAGCTAACCCTTTTGGGTCTGAAGTCCAATATGAATCATTATTTAATTCATCTTTTATTCGAAGAACTTCATATTTAATTGCTTCTTTAGTAAGTTGAGTTCTTGGCATCTTAATTAAAAATTAATTACTAGTTATGTCTGGAGAATCACTCAAATTTCTTGAAGTTTTAGTAGCTGTTGAATTTGGGGATATGTTTACAAAACATTCTCCATTATTACATACAATATTACCTAAAACCTCAACGTTATTTAATATATTTGAATTAAAATTAAATAAATTTACAGGTCTAGTCTGAGGTGTGGCATTTATTGAGTTTAATAGATTTAAATTAAAATAGCTATTATTAATAGTACTACTTATTCCTACTATTGAACAAGCAGAGTTATTAAACTGTCCAATAAATGAATTTGAGTTTATTCTTAGATTAGAAGCTGGAGTATTAATTGTAATAGCTTCTTGATTAGAATATCTAAATTAATTTCTTCTAATATTTACATTATTTTTAATAAAATTCCCATCTAAAGTTATACAAGATATGGGCCTTCTTGGGATAAATGAGTCAGTTTGTGTAGTATTTAGAACATCTCCATTTATTCTATCCGCTCCACTAAAAATATTATCTGAAATTTGTAAGCCATCAATTTGACCTAAGATATAGATTACTTGTCCATTATTTGGTTCATTAGTTAACCCTCTAGAGTGGTATTCAACAACATTATATTGAATAATACTATTTGATAGAATTTTACCATTAGACCAGAGTAATTGGCCACCAATATCTAAAGTATTTTCAATTAAAGATACTTTGCATCCTGTAGTAGAATTATTAACTTTTACTGCTCTCCCTACACCATGATTTAAGTTATTTATAAAATTAACATTAGAACAGGTAGTTTCAGCAAGAAGAGAGGTTCCTTGTCCAGTAAATGAACAATTTGAGCAATGTATAGTAGTTTGTTCACAAACAATAGCAAAATTATTTTTTGAGTAATTATTAAAGAAACAATCAGAAAAAGAAGATGTAAAATCTCCAACTAATCTAATTAAAGAGTTGTTTAAAAATCTTTCGTAATTAGAAAATGTAACTCCATTTATAGAAGTAGGCTTTACGAAAGTTATTCTAGACGGGATTTCACTTCCAGATGAGATTGAATTATTATGAAAAATAATTTGAGACTTCGAAAAAGTATTATTTAATATATTTACATTTAATGTTCCTTTAAAGTCTGGACTATCTAGATTTTGAACTACTGAGGAATAAAAATTTAAAGCGACACCTGGAGAAATATAAATCGAATCCGATGTACTCGCTGTTTGAGTACTAGTTATATTATTAATAGTTACAGTATAGTTTCCTTTATCAAATAATCTTTTTAAAATTCGTCCATAATCTATATTTCCATCACTTAATATTTCGCCTGTAGATGGTAAAACTTTATCTAAAAGAATATCAGCCATTTTAAATTAAAGACTATTTTGTATAAAATAAGGTTGAGATATGTAACTTTCTGGAGAAGAGTTGGATAATAGTTGAACATTTGTTCCAGATTGTGATTTATTTTTAGTTATAACTACTCTAGAGTGAATTTGACCTGTATTATTTTGTGAATCCCTTAAACTTATAAAATTTGATGAACTAACCCCAACTAAAGTATTAAATGATATATTCAAATTCTTACTACTTCCTCTTATTGTTATTAAATCCTGAGAGGTTAGACTTTCAAATCTATTATTAGTGATGCAGATTGAATCAGTTTTTTTAATTACAAATACATTTTTTCTATTATGGTTAAATGAATTGTTTGAAAATATATTATTATAATTTGTTGTTGTTGCTATAGATACAGAGACATCAATTGATCCCGTAAATGTATTATTATTAATAGAATTATCAACAAATAGTCCGTTCGAAATTAATAATGCAGATTTTAAATTTTCGTCGGTAATATTATTATTTATTATATTTTGAGTAATTAAAGAGGATTTAATTCCACCAAGACCATTACAAAATAATAACTGTCCATTATTAACTGTATTATTATAGACTAACATACCTCGAATTGTTACAAATCCAGTTAAAAATATAGAAGTGAAGCTAGTGTTAAATGTATTTCTAGATATAGAACATTTCCTATGGCCATAGTATCCACTTTGATATGGATTAATTATACTTCCAGGCGAAGATAATGTGTCAGTTGGGGGGAACTGTATTTTTATAGAAGTTCCTAAATTATTAAAGATACAAGAATCACAGCTTAAGTTACGTCCATAATAATCCACTCCAACTACACTTCTATTTGAATAAGTAGTTAAAGGAGTATTACTCTTAAATGAAAGAGTACATCTAGACAATGAAGAATCCATATCAGCTTCATCTTCACCTTGATCTACTAACCATTCATAGGAACTGGAATTATTAGACTCTTCAGAAACTTCAGTTTCATTAAGGCTAAAAAATGAATAAGCTTCTTTTGGAGTGGTATTACTTGGATTTCTAATCTCAAAATAATATTTTGTAGTAGCTAAAGAATTTATGGAAATTGTGGTTATTCCTATGGTTGGACCACTTATTCTAAGAGAATTTGTGTCTATAATATCAACTGTAGGAAGATCTGAAAATGATGACCCAATTCCAACAGATTGATATGTATGCGTAAGTATTCTTTTAAATCGTATTCCAATTATATTAATATTACTAGCTAGTAACAAATTAGGATTAAAATCAAATTTTATATTATAAAGTCTAGCTTTAGATTGAAAATCAAAGCATACTATAGGTGATTGTAATGACCCATTTGGAATATTAGTAAATGTTATTTTTGAAGTTTCATCTATTCCTACTATTTTACGGCCTCTTACTTTAGAAATTAATCTATTAGCTGGTAAAGACGCATTAAGTTCATAATTACCTTTAATATAAATTAGTCTATCAGCACTATTGATGGCATTTACTAAATCGGTTGTTATTCCCGTATCTACAATTATCATTATTTTTAGTTGTAATGCCCAATTGCTACATTATTTATTTATTTTAAAACTTTGCATAAAAAATCCTCCTATATTTAGGAGGATTTATAATAGTCTATCTTATTACTTTATGTCAAACCGTAGCGTATTGAGTAGATAAAGTTTTTACGTATTCAAGGACCTTCTCTGGAGTAGATTCCTCATAAGGGTCAGTATCTGCATTATCACGCATTCCTGGCTCTACAAACATCTTCTCAATTACTCCATTATTCAGAATGGCAGCATACCTCCAACTCCTTTCTCCAAAGCCAAGATTTGACTTATTTACAAGGTAGCCCATACCGCGTGTGAAGTAAGCATTCCCATCTGGAATAAGTTTAACCTTACCGATGTTTTGGTCCTGAGCCCAAGAATTCATTACGAATCCATCATTTACCGAGATGCAATAAATCTCATCAACTCCTAGTGACTTAAACTCATCATAAAGCTCTTCATATTTTGGTAACATGAAATTTGAACAGGTTGGAGTAAAAGCACCAGGAAGAGAAAAAATTACAACTTTTTTGTTTTCAAAAAGTTCAGAAGATTTGCGAACTACAAATTCTCCACCTTCGCGGAAAACAAAATCAACATTAGGAACTAGATGACCTTCTTTACGCATAATGCCCTCCATCAAAATACTCCAGGAATTACTTGACCAGTCACAAGATATGATCCGACCATAGCTAGAAAGCCAAGCATCGCAAGCCTTCCGTTCAGAATTTCGTTTTCGTGAGTCCATCCAAATTTCATAATAGTCTCCTCAGTAAGTTTCAGAAAGTTGATTGATAGAATGTGCTAGAAGCACTAAGAATGAAATACTCGTAAGAGTAAAAATTACTTCAGGCATCAAAAGACGCCGAAGAAAAGTTTACCAGTGAGTGCATAAGAAATAAATCCAGCAAGAATACCAAGCATTGCAGCCCTTGAATTATAAAGTTCTGCTTTTTCGGCATAGGTTTGCTCTTCGTGTCGTGCCATATCTTCCTCCGTAATGTACATTTGGGGTTCTTTTGCAAAAAGATTTTGTTGACCAAGCTCGTTTGTAACGACCGTCATAAAATTGTTACGTTTTGTTAACGACCTTAACAATATATAGCAAGGCGGGGAGCTTGTCAAGGGGTCGGGTTTTACTACTATGAATCTTGAGTAGCAGATGAAGGTTGAGTTATTCTCCCTAAGTAGGGGTCATAATCCATTAAATATTTAATATCAAGATTTGGTCCATTTGTTTTCCAGAAATTTAAAAGGGCATCGTGAGATGCTCTATGGAAAATATCAATGTGTTCTGGGTGAATAGAAGAACCTAATTCTAATTTATATAAAAGTAAAGGAATACTATAAGTGTTTCCAGAATTATAAACTAAATCATCAGCAACTGCTCTCGGTTTAACTCCATTATCGAGTTTATACTTATCATTCCTAACATGATGCTTTAACAATTTTGTTGCATGATGTCTATTAATTACATAACAAGCTGTCGAAAAATCATTCACAAATCTCTTATGTAATTTTGCATGAAGGTCTCCAGTACATATAATTGCAATTTGCACAACATCCCAATCATACGGGAAACTACGAATAAAATCGTTCCAAGTAAAATTCCAATATTTTACAAGATCAAGATTACAATCATCTTCCATAATGATTGCATATGGGCTATCAGATGTATCATACCAGTGTTTAATTGCTTTGAGATGTGATGTAGTACATCCAATTTCGCCAGAAGTCATATCTTTAGGATAACATCCGTTTAAAATATGACCTAAATCATCTTCACGTCCATCATATGCTGAAATCCTTGTGTAGTTCTCGACTTCCCAATATTTAAATTGGTCCTCCATATATTGCCTTCTTTCTGGCTGGTCATCCAGATTCAGATAATATATTGGACTAAAGTTTTTAAGTTTATATGTTGATTTATTTTTGTCCATCACGCAAAATACTTAACGATTTTTTCCCTGTCTCCTTTAATATAACTAATACATTCTTTTAAATCATCAGGAAGATTATTCCACAAGTTTACCATTTCTTGACCTGCGGTTTCTTTATTATAGTTTGTTCCCTGTGCATGTTGAATTTGATGTGCATAATCTCTAATCACAGGCCTCTTCATAATAAAAGAAATTGCATTCATTACAAGATCCCAACCCCATCCCATTTTAATTGTTTCTGGCGTCATGATCTTTAAGAGATTTCTCTTATAAAAATCGCCAATTACATCTTTATGAATAAACCATACTGTTTCATCAGTACAAGCAACCATTTTAATATTTAAATCTTCCGATTGTAAACCATTAATATCGGTTTGATCTGAAGTATACCAGGTGTTAGTTATATCTGGAGCATAAACTCCCCACTCATAAAGATTATAATACTTTCTTGCATCTTCAACGAGTTGCTTCCAAGCGTCATATTCAGTATCTCCCTGAATATGAAGCAGAACTTTCTTATCATCCCTAAAAAGTTCCAGTGCCTTAGTGAATTGAGTTGTGAAGTAGGCAGAATCTCCAAGATTAATCCAACCATCCCTAGTATTGTTGTCATCACTATTGATAACAATGACATCATCAAACACTTCTTTTAGTGTGTCTTCAATAGCACAAGTTTTTTCAAACTGACGATTCCAGTTAAAAATAAATGGTTGGATATCTTTTACTCTAATTTGAGGAAATCTTTCTAAATAGCCCCTACTATTAAGATCGGCATGATCCCCATAATCATTACTAGTATTTAAATCTTGATAAAGAATCTCAACATAAGGATTTAGAATACGTGCATAGTTAGTGATATTTGAAGACTTACCAATAATTGTTTTGCACATTGATAGCGTAGTTGCATCAATCAAAACTTCATCACCCGCAAGAATCCTCTCAGAACTATTTGGTTCTGCTTGAATAGAGTAATGCAGACCAGCAGTACTCATGGTACGCTGATGATCATAATAATGAATTATAACTTTAGAAAAATAGTTTTTAAACTCACATATCACATTACTTTGATCTGTTGTGAGAAATATACAATCATATTCACCAGAATTAAACTCATCTTCTGTTGCTTTTAGATATTTTTCAATGGCAACAAATTCAGTATGCCCTACCCCATCAGTTCCACGATAATGAACACCCAAAGCATTTTTATATTTTTCTCTAGGAATACTATTAATTTTTTTCTGCATTCTTTCGTTATAAGGTAAATATTTACGATACTTATCTAAATCAAAATCTTTAAAAGATGCCCAAGGGTAATCACAATCCCATCCATCTTGAGCATTAAATACCTTGTTAGCATCGTCAGATACACGAGAAGAATCAAACCAATGATCCGGTGTTCCATACAACATAAACATTGATGGTGAAACACAGACTTGATTAAGATCAACTCCTTTACTCCCAAGTGTTCTAAAACTTGTCAAAATAGTAAGATAGTTTGAAAGGAATCCACGATGCATTCCCTCAACTAATTTAATCTTAAAACTCATTTCAATCTCCTTTAAGTATACGATAACTATCTTCATCAAAATGTTGTGTTGAAAATTCAAAAAGTTCAGTATCTTCAAGAGCAATCATTTGATGCCTTAATCCACGATAAACATGAAACTTATCTCCCTTATTCAGGATTAGTTCATGCGCTAAAGCAATATCATCTTTGTCATAATATTTTAACAAAATTTTTCCAGATTGTAAATAGAAAACTTCATCTTTCAACTCATGAAAATGCCAGGAACATTTTTTTCCCTTTACAAAATAAAGAAGTTTTCCACAATACTCTTTAGAGTTTACGATCCATTTTTCAAATCCCCATCCTTTGGGTACAAATTTAATTTCCGAAGAAGTCATTTGCATTAATTCCTTTGTCATCTATATAGGCGTCACCAGCAGGTTTACCCATAAACAATTTGTGATATTTACATCCCCATTCTTTAAGTTGCAACTCTGTTATATATCTCAAATTTTCCTCTGCTAGTTTTACATTATTATCATATCTACCCATGCCTCTTGCAGTAAAATAAACAATATAGTTTCCATCGTCGTAAAGTTGATTGATTACTTTTATCCTATCTATTTTTGGTATAGAAGATAGATAGCTTTTACCATCATCTTTATCACAAATAGTTCCATCAATATCAATGACGTATTTCATTAATATCATCTCCGTTTAAAACATAAGTCCCAAAGTTCTGAACTGCTATTGCAGCTGCTTTATTGGCATAAGGTATTGCTTTTTCTATTGTACCACACTCTAAGTAAAAATAAACTAATGCAGATAAAAAGGTATCTCCTGCACCACAAACATCAAATACATTTACCTTTTCTCCAGGATAAGTTACGCCATTATATTCTGCTCCATCAGAACCTCTTGTAACAATAATATTATTGTGTTTACTTTTTAAAAGTTTTGATTCATTATCATTAATTTTAATAAAACAATTTGAATTTGGTAGGATTAATTTTTTACTATCAACAAAAACAGGGATTACAGAATTAAAAACGATTTCAAATAATTTTTGTTGAGTAATAAATCCTTTATTATAATCAGAGATGACCAATGCATCAAATTTTTCATTTGGCATTTCACATTTCATTGGAGATAAAGTATCTTCAACGTCCACTCTTAATATTTGTTGATTATACTTTTCATCAATATATCGTGTTTTATAAATTTTTTCTTTGTTAGTTAGCATGTATACTTCCATGCCAAATGCTTGGAGATTATTTCTAACATTCCATGCCATTCCATTTTTGCTTTCTTTTTTATGAAACTTAAGAATTGGTACTGGTGCTTCTGGATTCAATCTTTCACAGGCTCCATATACATACTCATCAATACAACTATCTCCGATTAATAATATTTTGTATGGTTTTTGTTGTGGCATAATCACCTATCCTATCAAAGAATATTAATTTAGCTGCATAATAAGAGCCTATTACAAACTTATCTCTCCAATCAGAACCAACAACCATTATATCAGGTTTATAGGATTTTACCAATCCTTCAAGTTCTTCATCACTAGAAAAAAATCTTACTTCATCTACTGACTTTAAATTTTCCAAAAAGAATTTTCTCTCATTCTGACTATGTATAGGTCTTGTTATTCCTTTTTTTTCTTTTACTCTTTCGTCAGTATCAATACCAACACACAAATAGTCACCAAGACTTTTTGCGTAGTTCAAAAGTTCAATATGACCTCGATGTAAAATATCAAATGTTCCGTTTACAAAAATATTCATATCAGTGCTTAAAAATAACTAATAAACCACGATGGCATCTTTCATTTGGTAAAGTAGACTTGTTAAATAACTTGTGATGGATATTTTGTTCTTTACACTTATCTAAAATTTCCACTAAATTAGGGAAACTATCCTCAATTTCTGGAAAAATATTTACGTCATGGTAGATTAAAATACCTTCTGGTAGAAGTAATTCATTATAAACATATTCAAACCATTCATTTGTATGATGATGGTCAGCATCTGACATTATAAAATCATACTTATCTTGTGAGGAAAAGATGAATTTTTTTTCGTCTGAGGTAACTATGTTAATTTTTTCAGAATATTTTTGTTTTACTTCATGTGGAATAACAAAACCAAAATCATACCAGTTATCAACAAGAGTGTATTTTGGATTGTTTTGGTTTGTTTCAACTGACTTTAGAATTTCGTCAGTGACTCTACCCCCACCAATACCAAGTTCTAAAATGTTATCTGGCTTCAAAGAAGCAATCAATCCACCAATAAGATGTGCATGAACTAGATCAATCTTTACACTTTCATTTTGTCCGAACATTTTTAATCTCCTACAATAGAATGAATATAATCAGAAACTTCTTGGGGAACAATACTATAAATCCACTTATATTGATCTCCTATTGGTTTGATTGTTTCTATAGTTCCAACACCAGCTCCATGAAGAATGCTAGTTCTTAAAGATTCGCCAGTAATGGGATGATCAATAAAGATTTGATTATTCTTTACATATAATTTTTTCCAACTCTCACAGTGATCAATTTCCCCCCAAGAATTTACTATACCATAAGTAACACCACTTCCTTCTCTATCAATAATTTCACTAGTGTATTTGTCCTTTGCATGGAAAATATGATTCCAGGTATCTTGTTCATTACGAATCAATGGCCAAGGTTTAAAAGTAAAAGTTCTGCAATCACTTTGTTCTGCAACAAATTTATTAAAATCTCTCCACTCATACCAAAATTGTTTGTCATTAGATGCAACAAATCCAGCATTAACAAAATCAGAACCAGCAATAATTCCACCATCACCATATGGTTCATAAAAAGGAACCATGCATGGTTGCGCTGCCCCAGCTTTACCAAGAAAATTATTGTTTCTAACACCAATTAAATCTTTGTCAGACTCAATAACTTTATCAAGACTTCCAATACAAATGCAATCAGCATCTAATAAAATAATCATATCATAATCTTCAACATATGGAAGACATGTGATTACCTTTATCCAGTCTTGATATTTAATTTTTTCAGACATAATCCAAGGATTTTCTTTTTTAATAATTTCGGTTTTTTTGGAATCAATAATATAAAAGTCAATCTCTGGATGAAAATGATTGATAGATTTTTTTAACTTTTCAGGTCTTAGATATACTGCATAATCATCAGTACACCATGTTACAGCAGCTATTTTTTTCATTTTTTAAATGGATAGTCAACAACAGTCCAACGATTTCCATTAGAATCGCAATTTATTTGAGTTATGTTATTCATGCGAATGTCATGATAAAAAAGTTTTGGTTTTATTTTTTTAGCGACACTATCAACTAAACAAAAGAAACTACTATTGACACAATGAATTTCTTTTGCATTTTCAATAAGTTTTATATAAGACAACATATTTGTAGTCTGACCCATTTGAATCTCAATAATTTTTGTATTGGGGACAGACCCGATTTGATTTCTTCTCCAATTCCACAAATCAATTGGATAGTCACTTTCTGCGCTAGAGTTCTTATGGAGTATAATATATTCTTTTTCTCCCCCAACTAAGTTATTATAAACTTCATCAGATCCTGGTATTTGTTTTGGTAGGATAAATTTATCATATCTTTCTTTAAAAAGTATTCCTGCTTGCTCATAAAACTGCCTATCAAAATTAACAGCAAAGAATTCTAGAGGAGAATTTAATCTTTGAAGATAACGATAATAAACTTTTTCAAATCCAATTCTAGTCACTGGCCATCCTTTTTCTTGTGCCCAAGGAAACATTTCTTGCTCTAGGGTTGCCCAATCATCATTAAATGGATGAACAATAATATTATCAAAATCTTGATATAAGCAACTTACAGTTTCATAGTACCTATGATGACAAGGAATATGAAGTCTTTCACATAACTGTTCAGCATAGGTATGAACGATCCCATTGCAAATAAAGTTGTCACCTAATGAGGTATGATGATGAAAAACTAAATCAGGTATTTTATTCATTTTATTATACATGTTGCTTGCTCATGAATTGTTCTCGAAATCCATTCTGAAGAGATTTTACTTTTATTACAGAACTCTACCCAGGCTTTGATTTCATGGTCTGCATATTCTGGATAGTTGTAGATTTCATCAAAAGATATAACTGTTCCTTCAACTATTCTATCACAAAGTTTATCCAAAACAAATTTTGTTGAGGAATATAAATCAGCATCTAGATGAAGATAAGCGACTGTATCTTTATGTATTTCCAAAAAAGAATCCAAAGTGTCTTCAAACAATCCAACAACTAACTCAATATTAGAGTTTACGTTTGGTAAATTTCCATATGTACTATAAGTTCCTTTTTTTTGGTGATTTCCCCAATCTTCTGGAAGACCATAAAAACTATCAAATCCATATACTGTATTATTAGTACACTCTGATATTAAATTAATAGTTCTTCCGGAACATACCCCAAACTCCAACCAGAGTCCTTCATTCTGAACATTAGAAGTGACTGTTTTAAAGTATGTATTGTCCCAAGGCGTAGTTTTAAGGGACAAGATTTTTTTTAATTCGCCTTTTACACTAATCATATTAAAACTCCATTTTCATTAAATTGATAAACTTTATTTACATTTCCACGATATAAATTAGCAAAAAATGCAACATTGCCTGTGTGATTTACAAGATATTTACATTCTGCAACACATCTTAATGCTGAATCAAACCACTGAGACCAATCAATAGAATCTTTACCATGATGTTCCATTAAACTCCAGATGACTTTATTTGATTCTGTTGATGGAGTTTCTTCAAAAGTAACCAGTGCGTCTCCAAGTTGTTCATAAAAGTATTGAATAACTTGAGTTTGATCTGTCTGTAAAAGAACTTTAAAATTAGGGTTATCTCTTAAAATATTTTTTACAATTTTTAAATATTTAGTTGGGGAACCTAATTTCAACTCCGTTCCTTTATCAGTACCTCTATATAAAACCGAAATTGTTTTTTGTGGTTCAAGCTTATACTTATTAATTAAAATATTTTTTCTCTCAGAGATAAGATCATTTGGATTAAAAAATCTATCTCTTATTTTATTATAAATGTCAAAACGATAAAGATCAAATTGACACTTGTTGGGATCCGGCAAAGGAATATCAACAAATAAATCCAAATCTATTTTTTCATTAATCTTATGAAAATCAAGATAAATGTCTTGATTTGGATTTTTTTTAAAATGACGATATCCCAAAGAATAATCTATTCTTTGAGGTACAATTCCATGCCTTAGAAGAATGAGGAGAGAGTTGAAAACTTGAAATTCATTTGAATAAAATCCGCAATTCCAAAGGCAATATAACTCGTTAACTTCGGGGTGGGCAAGTAAATCACAGCCAGCATACCTACCAGTTGTTCCTTTTGCTACAATATATTTACAGTTGTGAAGTTTCATCAGGCACCGACAACATATTTGCGAAGATTTTTTTTATCAGTATCAATAGGGAAACAAATCAAATATCCTTCTTGAAGATAGGACTCTACAATAATATGGGTTTCATCTAGAAGTTCATAAACAAAATCTAGACTTTCCCCTCCGTGCAGTGCTTTATTTTGAAAGTTTCCATTCTCATATGGACCCTCTTTGTAAATACGAATATCATCAATAACAATAATATCTTTACTTACATTTCTCTTTTGATGAACAATGTGCAGTTCCCCCTCAAGAGGAATTTTGATGTAATCTGGATCATCACGAATTACTTCGTGATTATATTGATCACGATATGAGTCTGGAAAGTGAGCATCAAGAAAAAACAGTGCTGGGTTTTCATCCAATACATCAAGAACCTTAGGAAGTTCATCATGACTGTTTCCCAAATATATACAGACATTGGAGTTATCTTTAAAATAATCTACTGCTTCATTATAAATTCTATCAAGAATTTCAATTGAGTGCATCTTTAAGTCAGATTTTTGAAGTTGCGAAACTTGAAGTAAAGAGTTCTGACCATAAGAATCTAAAATCCCACCTGTTCCAGTTTCAACATAATGTTTAATATTAAAATCTTCAAACGTGGGAAGAAGATGAATTGCGTTTTGTAATTTTGCCATTTTTATAGAATAATTTACGACTTATTTTTTAATGCTCTGTTCGTTGATCCAAGTGTAGATTTTATGAATACCTTCTTCAAGACTTTGAGAATAATCCCAATCCAACTTCTCACGAATTAAATCATTATTAGAATTACGACCACGAACTCCTAGTGGACCATCAATATGCTTCGTCTCAACATTCTTCCCTGCAACTTTAGCAGTAGTCTCAACAAGCTGGTTGATAGTAACCATTTCTTCAGAACCAATATTTACAGGCCCAATAAAATTGGATTCCATCAAACGACGAGTTGCTTCAATACATTCATCAACATAAAGGAAAGAACGAGTCTGTTGACCATCCCCCCAAACTTCAATGGTTCCGCCTTCCTTTGGAAGCTGCGCAACCTTACGACAGATGGCGGCTGGAGCCTTCTCTCTACCACCATCCCAGGTGCCTTCAGGTCCGAAGATGTTGTGATACCTAGCTACACGGACAGGAATGCCATAGTTACGGTGATATGCGAAGTAAAGACGTTCTGAGAAGAGCTTTTCCCATCCATACTCAGAATCTGGATTCGCTGGATATGCAGAGTCTTCCCTACAATCTGGGTTCTCTGGGTCCAGTTGATTGTGTTCTGGGTACATGCAAGCAGAACTTGAATAGAAAATTTTAGTCTTATTTACACCGTCTCTTCTATTACGTTCCTTTTGCATTTCAAGAACGTTCAGGTTAATCGTAACAGAGTTATGCATAATGTCTGCATCGTTTTCTCCAGTGAAAACAAATCCCGCACCACCCATATCAGCAGCAAACTGATAGATTTCATCAAATGATTGGATAAGATTATCTGGAACTAATTGATAAAAATTTCCCAAGTAACCTTTGAATTGAAGACATGCTGCAGTAAATTTTACATCTCGCAAATCCCCCTGAATAAATTCATGAGCTTCTGTTTCAGAGAACTCAGGGCGTTTAAGATCAACCCCACGAACCCAATATCCTTCAGACCGAAGTCGTTTAACCATATGACTTCCAATAAAGCCACCAGCACCAAGTACAAGTGCTGTTTTCTTATAATCACTCATAAATTTTATTTAATAAAAATGATGTATAGTATATATTTTATATAAAATTATTTAAACTCCTCAATAAGACCTTGTTTTTCCATTCTTTCAATAATTTCATTCTTATAAGGAACTAAAACAATTCCTTCACCAGTTGGAGTTCTCACAAGAAACCCTTCTTCGTCAGTCTCTAAACGATTCATAATTTCATCAAAATGTTCTTCAAAGTATTCTAAGGTAATTTCTTCCATTCAATTATATTTTTGATGTTCAATTATGTCAATATAATTACTTGTATCTTTAAATGAAATATCAGTGAGTACTGAAGTTCCATTAATAGTTGTATAAGTTTTTGTAATCTCAAGAGATAATTGAACAGAGTTAGAGGAAGGTACTACGAAAGAGCCCGTAATTTTATCCTTCCACATATCAGAACAAAAAGTTACACCATTCTTCAAATCTTTTTGAAGTTCGTACTCATCAAAATATGGAGTTGTGCTCATTCTCTACTGTTAATAAAGTGTAGATACATTATTCCATATATTGGAACTATTGTCAATCCATAACACAAAAGAAACATAGTAGTGTTATGATGAAAAATAAATGATACAAAGTCTCTCATTCAGTGTCGTCCTCCTCTTCTTCCATATCACCATCATAAGGTTCTGAAAATAATTCATCCATTTTCATTTTTAAAACTTTCTCATAGAGTAGCTTGTAATCTTCATCTGTGTTCATTTAAAATGAGTAAACATCTTTTCAAAAGGGTCTTTTTTTGTAATCATAATTTCAACTGCTCTTTTATAAAATTGATTATCAGTTGTTCCTCTTTCCTCCATTTTTTCTTTAATTTTTTTCCAATTGTTATAAGTTTCTTGGTCCATTGAAATTGAGCGATGGGGTAGAACTGTTATCTCACTTCATATTCCAATCTACGAACTTTTCTCTTTTTACGCTCTTCTTGAAATTGTAAATCTTGAGGAGTTAATACATTTGAAGTTTCATTCTTGCTTTTTGGAATTCCAGAAATGATCTGAACTAATGATAGATCATTAGCAGAGATTCTGTCATTTAAAATCATTGTCATATTAGGACATCCACAAGAATGAGCTTTAGACGGATGAGAAGTTAATTCAGTATTGCAAGCCTTGCATAAGATTTTTAGCATAATATTTTCGAAGCTATAATAAACATTATTTAGGCTTCAAATATACAAAAAAAAGAAGGTATGTCAATACCTTCTTTTAAAATATTTAATTTTCTTAACTTATGAGTAGTTTATCAGAAGGTGAACTTTGTTTGAACCACGCCACCCCAACGAGATTCATCTCCTTTGATTCGTTGGTTATCACTCACATAAAATAGTGCAGGAGTAATACTGATATTATCGGAAACTTGATACTTATAGAAAACTTCTAGCATCGTTGCCTTATCTAGATTCTCTTCAGTAGGTGCTTGTCCAACTGCAACTCCAGCAGAGTTACGCTTGGCAAATACATCAGACCATTGGAGACCTGCAAACCAAGAGTCGGAATCAGTAGCATTACTCTTCACACCACTTACAGTGTTCCAACCATATCCACCAGAGATGGAAGGAAGAATACCAGAAGTCAGTGGTTGCCAATAGGCATTCACAGAGTAACTATTGGAGGTTTGACCAGGAACAAGAGTTCCAGAAGCTCCCTGGAAGCCATTGTAAGTACGAACTCGGGTGCCTTCAGTACCATAGCGATAACCAAGACCTAGACCCCAGTTTGTACCTTGATAACCAACCTGAGCCAGAGTATTCAGAGAACCAGTTTCATCAAAAACTCCAGTTTCGCTATCATCGCCATTTTGAGCAACATAGTTTACGCCAGCCAGGAAGCCTGTATTACTCGGCTTCCAAAGAGCACCAAAACCAGAACCAGTAGCTTTATTGTAAACTCCAGGAGCGCCTGCAACTTGGAAGAAATCAAGAATCTCAGACTTATATGCAGAAGGAATCCAAGCCATTTCAGTATTACGAACTTTCGCACCAGCAGTCAGAGTTGTGCTATTACCAAATACTGGGAACTGATAATAGAGTCGGTCAAGAACTACACTATCCCCAACAGTGGTTTGAGTGTTGTCTGCCTTATCAAGTTTAAACAGAGAAGAAGATGAACCGAATGGGTCAGCACTGAAGTTTGCAGAACGAAGACGAGTACGTAGAAGGTCTTTGCCAGTAAATGAGGTATCAAAATTCAGACGTACATCATAGTTAAAAGCAACATTCCCTCGTTCAACTTTATCTCGTGTTTTATATTCTGGAACACCACCAAGAACGAAAGTAGTTTCACCACGAAGACGAGTAGTAGTAGAGAATTGTTGAGCTTCTAGTTGACCAACTTTAGATTCAAGACCATCTACCCGACCACGAAGAACAGAAAGTTCGTGAGAGAATTCTGTAGTGAGTTTCTTTAGCTCATCAGTAACTTCAGAAACACGATCAAGGCAAGCATTTAGAAGAGCAGCTGCTTCATAACGAGTCAGTGCTTGGCCACCTTTAAATGTACCAGAGGGGTAACCAGCAACACATCCATAACGCTCTACTAGAGAGGATAGTGCTTGATATGCCCAATCAGTTGGACGAACATCGGAAAATTGAGCTACGTTTGTTACTTGGTCCTGATTTGAATATTGATTAATTGCAGTTAGATTCAGTTCTGATGCTTGAACTGCTGGTGATAGAATTACACCAAGAGCAGCAGGAGCAATCATAAGTTCTTTAAGAGTCATATTTTTATAAGTAAAGGACAAAAAATTTTAAATGAATTATGAAGTTGGTGCTTCATAAGTGAATCTATTGAGGTAGTCATAAGCATAACGGTCTCGTGGGCCTTTAATTCCCCAACCCAACCAAGAAAAAGCTAGTCTCATATAAAAATTGACTGGCTGATTGGGGAGTTTAAGTTTATCTTCAATTCGCTTCCATTGTGGCTCGGTAAACACATAATCTAATTGAGTATCAAAAGAAGATGGGTCTCCTCCTACTTTTCTAGCGTGAAGACCTAATCCGTGATAACGGTCGGATGAAGTAAATTGAATAATACCATAACCACCACGTCTACAAGAGTGATATGGAATCCTCGCTCCACCTTCGCAAATATTTGAAATAAACTGACTTTCTTGTTTAATATTTGCCATAATAGTAGCTAAAGCAACTTTGTCAGTAATTCCACGCTCTTGAAGAGAATTAAGGGTAAATAATTCGTTTGAATTACAACCTTTACAAGTTAGCCATTTTTCTTTTGGCTTTTCGTCTGGAGCAACCTCTTTGGTCGCTGTCTCCTGAATTTGCATCATTTTTTCTAGCTTATTTTCTGAATTTGAAATAGATGCTAAACTCGGTGTTGGCAGTGTTGCCGCTGATGTTGCAGCCATTCCTAAAAGAGAAATAGCCACAAGTGTAAGGGTTTTATGCATTAGTTTAAGGTAACTCTACATCGCAGCTTTGGTGAAGTGTCACTCCCTCTTCCCAGAGGGCATCACCCTGCGCTCTCGTTTCACAAAACTTCACCTTGAAGTGTGAAGCTCTCATTATGTCTCAGTATTTATCGCCTGTCAAGTCTTGCTCACACGACGCACAGTGAGAATGGTAGGCTTATCCTTTTCAATTAACCATTCACGAATTTCTTCGTGAATGGAACAAGCATCTAGTTGTCGTCCTTCTTCACATAAATCACACATTTGAGAAAGTAGATGCTTTTTTGTTTCCTCACAAAGAGAAAGTATTTCCTTTTTCCTCATTTTAATCTCAAATTCTTGACTCTTAAATAGTATCAAGACTCTTAAACAATGTCAAATTGAACTTATGAACTGGAAATACAATCAAGAAGATTACCTAGAAGCATCAAAAGAATTTGAAGGATTTGTTTATCTTATTACTAATCTTACTAATAATAAAAAATATATTGGTAAAAAATCTTTCTGGACTAGAAAAAAAGACCCTAAAACGGGTCGTAGAAAAACTAAAGAAAGTGATTGGAAAAATTACTTTAGCTCTTGTGACCAACTCAAAGAAGATGTAAAGACTTTAGGTAAAGATAATTTTTCAAGATATATTCTTTATCTTTGTCCTCACAAGAAGTCAATGTCTTACTATGAAACTTATGAACAATTTAAAAGAAATGTTTTAATGACTGATGATTATTATAATACAAATATTGAAGGTAAATTCTTTACTAGTGAAAGAGAATCCATTTATGAATCCGTATTAAAAGCTCAAGAAGCTCTATAGTATTCTTATAGATATAATAATTCCTTCAGTAACAGAAGGATTGTAGCAGTGATTTTATATTTGTCAATAAAAAAGACCTCCTAGGAGGTCTTTATGTATTATTTAAATATTATATTCAAGATAGACCAATTTGGCTTACACCGAATCTTTCACCTTGTTGTCTATTACTAAACTTATTCATATTTTTTATAGCATCTATTGCACTCTGAGCTCCTCTATTATAGTCCCTTAGGCCAGGAACGGTTCTGATTGGGCTAGAACCTGGAGACCCTCCTCTGACTCGAATAGCAGCCGCTTTAAATCTTGGGCTAGCCATAGGACCATACCCTAACCCCATTCTTGAGGGAGGAGTATTTTGAATAGCCAGTCTCATATTAGATCTTACAGCACCTATCTGTTGACCTCGAACTCTATTACCAGGTCCAGCACCAGTCTGAGAGAACTGTCCTTGTCGGGTAGCTGCTCTATCTCTAGGAGAAGGTTTAGACCCTCTGGATTTATCCCATTCTACATATTTTTCTACAATATCCTCAAGCCACTCATCACTCATATTTTCAATAATAATTTCAGCACCACCAAGGGTGTTAGTATAGCCTTCATCAATAAGATATTCTAAAATTAGATCATAAAGTTCTTCTTCATTTAATTGATTTTCTGTGTAATCTTTGTTAGAGTAATCCATATTTTTTCTAATTAAGTAAATAAAAGGTTTAAAATTATATAAAATAAATCAAACATTATATTCTTTATTACGAACTCTACGAATAGCTTCAGCTCTTGGTACTCCAGCCGCTACCATTCTTGCAATCATTACATCTGCAAAATCATTATCACCATCCATATCCTGGTCTACTTTTTTCTTTCCTTCATAAATGCTCTGATATAGATAAGCCATATCGCTTGCAACCTTGCTAGGAGAACTGAAGTCGAAGGATGCAACATCTAATCTTAATCTTTCTCTGTTAAAGACAGAACTTCTAGATTGTGGGTTGGATGTTGAAGAAGGTTGGAGTCTTGGTCTTTCACCTAACCTAGCTTTTTGGTCTGCAGCTGACCCAGTAGGTGTTCCCGAGTTTAAACCTCCTCTAGAGTTAACGTCTGTTCCAGATGGAGTAGATGTCGTCAAATTTGCCCTTAGATTACGTAGATTAAGAGCACTAGCTGACATAGAATTTGAAGGATTTTGTGGTTTCTGAGTTCCATCTGAATTTACATTTTTTGCAAGAGTATCTTTATATTTTGCGGCCCATAAAGCTCTACCTGTTGTATCTGCTCCTTTATAATCTTTCATTTGTCTTTGTCTAGAATAAACCCCTAGACCTTGCTTTATCTGGTCTGGAAGAGGAGTTTTAGCAGAACTAGCATTAGCCGGAATTGGTTCTTGCTTAGAAGATGAATTAAGTCTAGCTAAATTTTTTGTGCCTAATGCTTCAACTTGAGAACGACTCATTCCAGACTTCATTTTTGCAAATCCACCTCCAGCAGTAAATGGGTCCATGGGGTTGGCTTGAGTAGCAGGAGGAGGAGGAGCAGCTGGTCTTGGAGGTGAGTTCGTGCGTCCGAAGTAATCTTCCCAATTACGAGTGTTAAACCGATTCGAAACGTTCTCACAAAAATACTCAAAAAGACCTTCCCAAGTATAATTGGAAAGGTCATATCCTTCTTCAAATAGAGAATCTACCCAATACTCGAAATCTTCGGTTTTTAATACTTTGTTATTGTCTTTTGATATTGTCTGCCTTTGAATTTTACCGCCAATATTTTTATATACAACATTAACATCCTTTCCACCTAATTTAGCTGCATAACCTTTATTTAAAGTGACTGCTCTTTGTGGTGCATTCTGTAATGATGTTCCAGAAGATGCCGCAGATGCAGCAGTTCTCGCCATAGCGATTGGCTCACCTTCTGAGGATTTTACCTGTCTACCAGTTGCAGTTCCATATCTTATTCTTTGACCCGGATCTGATGCATGAGCAGTTCTAGAAAGGGCAGTCAAAAATGCTCTTGTTTCTGGGTTACTTTCTCTAGAGGCGGAAGCAGCAAATCCTCCTTGACCTATAAATTGAGTTGGAGATGTTCTTGTATTTTTTGTAAACGAAACTCCTCTAAACCCTCCTTTGTATTTGGATGAGTCTGGAGAACTTAGAAGAGTTTTAACTAATGGAGAAGCCTTTGATTGTCCAGGTAGAATAACACCTTTTTCAGTTAAATACTCCTCATAAATTTCATCCCAAGTGTAGTCACTTAGGTCATACCCCTCTTCGATAAGAGAGTCTACCCAATACTCGAAATCTTTTTCTATATTCATTTTACTAAAAAGTACTTTTTAGTATTTATAAAATATACTATTTTACTTTGCTTTTTAATAATATAAATTCAGAAGATTTAGGCACCTTCGATTAAAATATTACCTAACCATTCAGTAGACATAAGTTCCATTAAATGAATACCATCTTCATATGAATTTACATAACCTTCATCGAGTAAATAATCTAGTACGTATTCAATATCATTATTTAAGGTACGCTTCTTGCCCCAGTTTTCTTTATCTTTTATAATTTTTTTAATTCTTTCCGCCCTCGCTCCCATCCTAGAAATATCAGATATATCCATATGTAAATTTGATTTACGTAGATCTTGGTTTAACCTATTAAGACGAGCTTGAGCAAGTCCTTTAGGTGTAGACCTTTCTCCACGTAATACTCTTTCTGTTGGTTGAATTTGACGGGAAGGTGCCTTTAATCCTTTCCTCTGTTTCCTTTCCTTTGGCTCAGGAATAGGTTCTCTAGAAGCTTTAGCAGCAGCCTTGAGTCTCTCCACTTCAGATGCTGATACTCTTTGAGGAATTCCCCCAAAACTAGCTCTCTTGGCTTTACCAGTTGGTACATTTTCGTACAAGTATTCTTCTTTCATTTTATTTAAAATTCTTTCCACAGCTCTTTCTCTCCTTTTGTTTCTTGCTTTGATGTCTTTTTCTATTGATTTGGCTCCACTATGGGCCAGAATTTCTTCTGGTGTCATAATCCTTGGATTAGGTCTAACTACCTCAAGTCCTGCATTTTGACGCCCTAATTCCCAAGCACTTCTGAGTTGTTTACGTAGCTCTTTCTTTTTACCTTCGAGTAACATTTTGGAAGCCTCAATCTCTTTCCATTTCATTAGCAGCATATCTTAAGTTTGCTGCAATTTGCCTTTTTCTTTTTTGTCTTTGTCTTTGTGATATATTGTTTGCTGTTACATTATATGAAGTTTGAACTCTTCTTGGGTCTTGTTCTCCCTCCTCCTCATCTTCATCTTGCTCTTGAATATTACTTTGAATTGCATAAAGCTTCCAGAGTTCATAAGGAGTTAGCTCGACTTCCTCTTCATACTCTTCTTCGAGTTCATCATCATTATCATAAGCTTCATTAATATCTTCATCAATAAAAGATTTCCAATAATCATAAGGAGTCAACTCAACTTCTTCTTCAACAGATTCATTTATATTTTTATATGGAGAAACATAAGGAATAATAGAAGGTTCATCTTCCATTAGTTCCTCATAGATATCATATAATTCATCGATTGTGAGCTCAGATAAATCATATCCTTCTGATAATATGTCCTGAATCCAAAGTTCAAAATCTTCTTTGGTAGCTTGATAAGAACGAGTCATAACTTCTCCTTTTTTGTTTGGTTTTGCTAAATGTGTTTTAATTTTTAATTTTCCACTTTTCTTTTTTTCAGCCTCAAAAGCTTTATGTACTTTTGCTGCGTCATCATACATATGAATTTCTTTTGAGTCCCCCATCTTTGCAATACCTTTTGCAACTGAGACTTTCTTTTTTCCAATATCTTTTTCGCCTTTCATTCCACCTGTGTAATGAATATTACCAGGTTTCATATTAATACCATAGCGACTAAAATGTCTTCTAAATTCCTCTGGATTATCAAACTTATCCCGAGCAGTTACTAGATGTACATTTTTTCCTCTCTTCTGAAGTCTCTTTAATTGACTAATTACTCTTTTATTAGGAGAAGCAGTTTGAGAGAATTTTTTAGAACTTCTAAATTCACTAAAGTCATATGAATGACCTGGCTCTAATTTATGAGTATTGAACTCTTGATTTGAAAGACTTTTTACTCTTTTTCCAGATGAATCGTTAACGTGTACTTGAACATTAGGTTTACCTTTTACTCCGTGAGAGAAAAGAGTTTCATCTACATCAAAAGCGTGAACTGCTCCTTTAGACCTACCTTTTTGCTTTTCTTGATTTATTCTTCTCCTTTCAGTTCTTGAAATTTTAGCTTCATCAAGTTCAAAATCCTCTTTCATTGCTTGTTTTCGAATTGTAGCAAAATATATTTGCTTCCCTTTTTCCGGCCCATATTGAGATATCATTGAAGCTTTCATTTCACTATCATCATATTTGGTCTTCAATCTAGCTTCTCTCTTTATTTCAGAAGCTGTCATTTTCCTTTCTTGAATATCATAATCATAATCATTTTTTTGGAAAGAAGGCTTCTTAGTTTTTTCAAATTTAGGAAGCTGAGGACCTCTAGCTTTCATCTCAGCTTCTCTTCTTCTACGTTCTCTTCTTCTTCTCAGTTCATCTCTCACTTTCTTTATAAATTCTTCCTGACCTCTTATATCTGGATGATAGAATTCATCTCGTTCATCCAGATATAAATTATGTTGAGCTCTTCTTAAAGTTCTCATAAATTATAATTAAAACTATCCTTATTATTTAGGAAAATACAAAAAAAGAGGGAATTACCCCTCTTTAGAAATCATTTCTTCAATTTTTTGAAAATTTAAAATAGGTTCTAATAGATTTTGTTTTTCTTGTTTTTTCTTTTGATTTTCTTTTTGTTTTTTCTTTCTAGAATTCATAGTTTAAATTCAGCAAACTGGTTTTCAACTATGTCGTGTTTAACAGCACCGACAAGGTATGAGGTTTTCTCAGTTTCCATTGGTAGTTCTTGAAGCCCTTTACTATTTAGCCAGTGGTCATCTACCCAAGGAAGTGGATTTGTTTTTGCAGAAATATCATAAATCGGTTTAAGCCCAATTGCTTTCATTCTACGATTAGCAATCCACTCAACATACATACTCAGAAGTTTATCATTTAATCCAATCATTGAGCCATCCTTAAACAAATAAGAAGCCCATCTTTTTTCTTCATTTACTGTATGCTCGAACATATGGTATACCCAAGGTTCTTCCTCTTGTGCAATCTTCTGCATATCAGGGTCATCTCCATTCTTCCATTTAGAAAGAATATTTTGAGTAATTGCAAGATGAAGTCCTTCATCACGAGCGATTAGCTCAATAATTTTAGCAGACCCTTCCATCAACTTAAGTTCACCAAAAGCAAAAGAGCAAGAAAACGAAACATAAAATCGAATTCCCTCAAGAATATTTACATTTACAATTGCTCTATAAAGTTTTCTTTTAATTTCAAGTAGAGATTGTTTTCCAATTTCTACTCCTTCATTTCTAAATTTCCACATTTCAGATGAACCATAAGACTGAGCTGAATCAATAAAACTATCGTAAGATTCAGTTACGGATTTAGCTCGTTCTAGAATATTATCATCTGTAATGATTTTGTCAAAGACATCGGAAGGATTTGCATATACATTCTTGATGATATGAGTATATGAACGAGAATGTATCATCTCCATAAATTCCCAAGCAGTCATACAAGATTCAAGTTCAGGAAGAGAGCAGTATGGGAGGAAGGCCATTCCTGGCCCTCGTCCCTGAACCGAATCCAACATAATCTGATATTTCAGATTTGAAGTGAATATATGTTTTTGCTCAGGGCGAAGTTGTTGATAATCTAGACGGTCCTTTTGTAGGGAAATCTCTTCTGGTCTCCAAAAGAAACTCAATTGCTGTTGAGTAAGTTTATCAAAAACTGGATACTTAAATGTATCATATCGTTGAACTCCAAGAGGAGAACCAAAAAACATTGGCTGTTTTGTAACATCTACTTGATTGGTATTGAAAACGGTCATTCCCTTAATTTCAGACTGTGCAAGACTCACAAGATTCCTCCTCTTCTGATTGTGTGATTTCGTCAATTAACTTTTGAATTTCTAGATTTTGTTGGGAGCTGGCTTCAGTCTCATCCTCCATTCCATCCTTTCTTCCATCGTAAATATTACTATAATATGCAGTCTTATGTCCAAATTTATAAGCATAGAGAGCATCACTTACAATAACAGAAGTTGGAATCTCTTTATTTGGATAATATTCTGGATTATAACTCCAATCTGCACTAATAGAATGATCAAAGAATTTTTGGAATACTGCAACAATGTTAAAATAACTCTTATTATCTTTAAGATTCCAAAGTAAAGTATAATTATTTTTAAGAGTTGAATACTGTGGAACTATTTGCTTAACTGGACCTTTCTTTGATTTTTTATATGAGATTAGTCCACGAGGAGGTTCGATACTACTTGTTGCATTTGAGATAATTGAGGAACTAGCTGATGGCATTATCGTACTGAGTGTGGAGTTCCTGAGTCCATACTGTTTAATATCTTCACGAAGAACTTCCCAATCGTGCTGAAGGGGTTCATTACAAATTATATCAACTTCCTTCTTGTAAGTATCAATAGGAAGAATGCCATCAGAATATTTAGTTTTGTTAAACCATTTACACGCTCCCCTTTCTTTTGCAAGATTGTTGGAGGCTTTGAGAAGATAATACTGAATACTTTCAGCAAGACCGTGAGCTGCACTCCAGGCTTCTTTCTGGTCGTATTTAACTCCAAGCTTTGCAAGATAATGAGCTAGCCCAATAACGCCAACTCCAAGCATTCTACGATTACGAGTGGAAATTTCTGCAGCTTTAACAAGGTATACCTGATTTTCAATTAGCTCATCTAGAAATCTCACAAGAAGTTCAGAAAGCTCTTCTAGTTCTTCATCGGACTTGATAAGTCCAACATTAAACGCCGAGAGAGTGCATAGAGCAACAGCGCCATTTTCATCCTCTAATGACTCTAAAGGAGTTGTCGGCTCAACAATTTCAGTACAATTCCCAGTAAGATACCCATTAAACATTCCCAATCCTTTTTTGGGTTCAGTAAAACAATAGGTTGAATCTCGTCTTCCAGTATACGAAACTTCTTCAACTAAGTGAAATCTTTCTGCATTTCTATTCGGTATTGAATCATTAATTTTTTTCCTCTTTAAAAACTTTTTAATTCCAAGATTACATAATTTCACTAGTCCATTATTTGAAATTAAAATCCTCCAAATCTTTTTACAATTATATTCTTTTTCACCTCCTTTACCGTCTGGAAGTAATCTAAGAGAATCATCTCTCATAAATTTAATTTTACTATCAACACCTAATGTATGAAGCATTAGTCTTAGTTCTTTTAAGAAATTTAAATGAATTGATGCAATTTGAAGAGATTCGGTTTCTCCATTCTTAGCAATATGCCCATCTGAATCAATTAGTCCAGACAGCCACTCAAGTCGTGAATCAATATTATAGTTAGCGTTAGGAACGAAATATTTCGTATTAAATGGAATATTTAGATATACCCTTATTCTATCTTGAGATTCATTAACATTAACTGAGTTATAATTTAAATAACCCAAAACATTTTTCTTATCCCCATAAAGATCTAAAATTGGCTTGCCATTAGAATAACTGCCATCTCCGGTATGAAAACCTAAAGTATAGGAATCTTCTAATTTCATATCACCTTCTATAATAGGAAGATCAAATTTAATCAATTTATCGCCAGGCTTAAGTTCTATTGCTCGTTTTAGTTCACAAGTACCATTACGATAATATGCTTGCCCATTTTCCACAACATAAAATTTATGGTATTCAGTGCAATGAATTTCTTCAGAATTAATAACAACTTTAATTAATTCTTGGTTCTCAGAAGTTTTTTTAACTTGTACTTCAGACCAAGAGTCACCATTCCAAATTTCTATGAATTCATCCTCTAATGTTTCTATTGATTGGTATCCATATTTCGTTAAAATTTGAGTTTCCGGCGCAACGCATAAATTACTCATTACTACTTGGTCCTTAAACGGACCGTGAGAATTTGCGTGGTCAATGTTCATTAGATAGATACGACCAGTTTCAAATCGTTCCTGAAGAAGAGATAAGAACAATTCTTGAGCCTTAACTACTTTCTTTCGAACTGAGTTGTCGTTCTCATATTTTACATAAAGTTCATCAAATTCAGGAAGTCCAAATGCATCATAGAGACCTGGAACATCATTCGGGCAAAATAAAGTAATGTCTCCATTCTGAATAAATCTCTCATAGAAGATTTTTGAAAGTTGAATATTATAGTCTAGTTTTCGGACTCGATTCTCATCAGTTCCTTTATTATTCTTGAGGACAATTACATCCTCAATTTCCTTATGCCAAATGGGAAAGTAGACTGTAGCTGCTGCTGCCCGAACTCCACCTTGATGGCAAGATTTCAGTGAACCTTCAAACTTTTTAAGAAAAGGAACAACTCCAGTAGATACAACTTCACCTCCACGAATCTTGCTTCCCATTGCTCTTAGTCGTCCGATATTTAAACCAATACCGGCTCTACCTGCAATATAACGCATCATTGCACCATCAGTTGCAATAATACTCTCTAATGAATCTCCGCAGTCTAAAAGAACGCAAGATGCTGATTGCTTAAGTGGAGTACGAATACCAGCTAGAATAGGAGTTGGAACATTTAGTTTATGCTTTGATATTGCATCATAATATCGCTTTACATAACGAAGTCGAACATTTTTAGGATAATTTGCAAAGCCTGTAGCTGCAATCATCATATACATAAACTGAGGAGTTTCATAAATTTTTCCAGTACTCCTATCCTGAACGAGATACTTATCCACTACTTGCCTTAGGCCAGCGTAAGTAAAAATATAATCACGTTCGTGATTAATGTATTCACCTAATTGGTTCAATTCATCTTTAGTGTAATTTTCTAAAATCTCAGGATTATAAAATCCAAAATTTACACAATTTTGAATATGGTCATAAAAACTAGGATGCTCTTGAATCAGACCATATAAAGATTTCCTTAGGGAAAATAAAAGAAGTCTTGCTGCAACAAATTGATAATTAGGAGATTCTAAAGAAATTAAATCAGCCGCAGACTTAATTAAAATCTCTTGAATTTCTGAAGTGGAAATACCATCATAGAACTGAATTCCAGACGCCATTTCTACTTGAGATGGAGACACTCCACTTAAACCTTCACAAGCGATTTCAACCATTTTATGAAGCTTGTCTAAATCCAGATATTCAGTATATCCTTTTCTTTTTTTTACATTAATCAGTTTAGAATTCATACTTTTTTCCAACCGTAAAATTTAACTTTTGCTTGTAATCCTTTGAATGTGTTTTCTTGGATGATTTTTATGACAGGGATGTCATTTTTAATCATATCATTCACGTCCTTATCTTTCAAGTCATCTGGCCAAATAACAATTGAATGTCCTTGATTGATAACTTTTTCCATTCTTTGAATGATTTCTTTTTTTCGTTTTTCATTATCATAGATAAAAATGAAATCGATATCTTTTCTTTGAGTGATTTCATCAATATTTACATCCGCACCTGTCATTGCAATTGAATTTGGAATAAACATACTATCAAAAGGACCTTCTAGTATGTAAACATTTTTATTCCAATTAATATCATCTAATCCATAAAGTTTTGGTATTTTCTCATTTAAAATAATTGTAATGTATTTTAATTTCGAACTTTTAGACAAACTTCTACCTTGAAACCCAAAAATCTCTTGATTATAAATCAAAGGAATTACAATTCTAGGTTCATCGTGAGTTAATGAGGAGAATGTTTGTTTCTGCGTATTAGTCCAATGTTTAAAACATTCAGTATAATATAAAGTATCAAATTTAGCTTTCGGTATTCTTCGATTTTCAAGATACCTCCTGGCCGGATGTTCTATATTTAGGTCCGATATCAAAGGGAGGTCTAGATACTTTTTTTTTATTTCTATTTTATTCTGTGTCTTAACCGGTGTTAATTTTGGAACTTCTTGATGATTATTTTTAAATTTCTCAAGAATATAACGTTCAAATAACCGAGGGTCTACATCTTTTAGAAAACTTTTAAATGATATAGATTTACCACAGTTATGACATCGATAGTTAAAACTATCCCCAATCGAATATAAATATCCTCTCGCTTTAATTTTATTCTTTTTTGAATCTCCGCAATAAAAACATCTAAAATTATAGGTTTTATTATTTTTTTGTGCAAACATCTGCAATTGAGATGAAATCATCTCAATATATCTAGATTCAATACTCACTTTCTGCCCTTACTTCTCAGGCTTTACGATAGCAGGGGTACTATTACTTGGCAAGCTGAATGAAAACCGAAGCTGCTCTTGAGTAAATATAAAAACCGTGAGTAAAATTGCTCCACCAAATAGCCAACGAAATTTGATTAGACTTTCTATTTTTTCGTCTTGCTCTTTCTCTTTCTCGTTAAATGTTTTTTGAACTTCTTCTATTTTATCAATTACGTTTGCGTGTTCTTTAATATTTTTAGCATCCATATCTTTAATGGCTTGCATTAAAGATGAATCAGAACTGTTATTTGTTTCAATTCTCTGTTCGTGAATTGCAAGCATTTTAGATATGTCTTGGTATGCTTCACTAATTTTGTGAATTGCTAATTCCATTTTATTCATCACCTGCTCATATACAGAGAATTTTTCTTCTAAAATAGCAACTCTGGTATCAACTGGTGTATTTTTGTTGAACACTGGGACCTCTTCTAAACAATGGCTTTTTCTTTTTGGGTAAAAAAACAGGTGGGCTTTTCCCTTCTTCATTTTTATATTCAGAAGTTCCAGCAATCTCACCGGAAGCCAAACTCATTGTTGGAGCATTCTCCTTTAAATACTTTCGAATTATATTTAGTGAATTATTTAAAATTCTTTCTTTTTTCATAACTGATTAAGATGAGATAAACAATTTAAATCGATAGGAATATCATTTAACTTTGTTTTTGGATATTCTGGAAATCTTCCCAAATATACAATAATAGTTTTTATGAAACTCCAATATTCAGAATCTATCTTGAAGAACAAAAGGGGAGTAGCAGCTTCTCCAAAAATATTATATAAAATGAGAAAATGATTGATGAGTAAATGAATATTCATTTCACCGTTACTTTTATATTTTTTTAATAATCTCTTTATCCATTTAAATCTTTTCAGATCATCATAAAAATCTTCCTCGGTGACGGCGTGAGGATTTTCATAATGTTTAATGGCAAAGAGAATGAAATTATCTTCATTCAACTCATCAAATCTCATAAATTATCAAGCAATTACTTCTAGCATATTTGTACCAAGGCCCACAGAGCTAGAAGTACCAGCTCCTCCGATATTATAAACTAAACCAGCTGCTAGTGTTTTACCAACTGCTCCACCACCAGAGAAATCAGTGATTGTTCCTGAAACATTGGCTGCAGTATCAACCATTAGTTTAGTTTTGGTGGTTCTGGTGCTGAAATTAACTGCAGTGCCAACTCCAATTACGCTACTTACAGTTGAACCTGCTCCAATTTGAATAAATGTAGCACCAACTGCAACAACTGGTTTATTTGTAATCACTGCACCAACAGTTATTGAGCTACCAACCGACACTCCTTGAGTACTCGCAACGAAAATGTTGGTAGACCCTGCAGATACAGTGGCATTAATTGTAGTTGTCAAGAAGTTAACATTTGCAGCTAAAACTGTGCTTGGAGTGGTAAAAGCAAACGCAATTCTGTTTGAAATTTGACCATTAAAATTCTGAACTTTTACGTATCCATTGTCATTCGTATAAATTGGCAACTCTGCACCTGGAGCAACTGAAGCTGCAGTTGCAACAATAGCAGTTGATTCATTTGCACCATTAGCATCAAAAGTTCTAATTCTTACTGTTGCTCCAGCACCTGCATATACACTTTCATTCCATACAACGTGTACATATGCAGTTGTATTTGTTGCAACTCCAGTAGTTGCTCCACCACCTACTGAAATTGGAGATGCTTTATTTGGATCTTCGAAAAAAACTGCAGTTGGAGTTGCGCTACCTAGTCCAGTTTCATTTACTCCACCTCCTGCTGTGTTTAATCCAGCAACTGAAACTAGAACTTCATCGTAATAGGATGTGGAAAGTCCAGAGTTCTCGGAGCTACCATACCATCTTTGAATCCAACCACGTCTATCTGCAAAACAATTATGAGGACTATGTAGTCTATCAGTATTTTTTAAATCTTTTGGAATTCCAAAATTATTTTGCGCTGTTTCTGTGGTTGTTGAAATCCCCCAAAGTGCCATTTCGTGATACCTGTATGTATTTTTATACTATTATTTATTGACTTTGATATTTACAAAAAAAGGAGATAAGAATCTCCTTTTTTTTATTTAATTTTTAAAAAATATTCATTGAGCAGTAAAAAGTTTTTGCTCAACTAGTAGAACTATAGTATCATCAATTTGATTATCTGTTGTTTTTACATATTTTTTAAGTAGTTCAATTACAAGTTCTTTAACTGCTTTTGAAGTTAAAAACGAAAATAGAACTGGTTTAATTAAAGTAATTGCGGCAGCCATTAGAGTTTCCTCAATTAGAATATCTTGGGCATATTTATCACCCTATAATTATTTATATTTTCAGCAATTCCATTTCCTTCTAGCTAATCTCAATCTTGAGTTTGGGTCTCTTGCAGCTTTTGGCCACATTTTCATTTGCCCAGCGGATCTAGAACAAAAACTTTTTCTACGTTTCCAGGATTTACTTCCTTTTTTTAATTTAGAGGGGTCTGTTGTAACCGCCATTGATAATTTAGAGCCTGGATTTTCTCTCCTATAAGAAGCAATACCTTTACGATTTAACCCACCTTTGACTAAATCCTTACCTTCGCTTCGTGACCAAGCTGGTGTTTTAGCTTCTCCAATATAACCATAATTTAGCAAATAATTCTTCCTCTTCTTATCATCCATCAGTTTTTTAACTATCATCATCATTAACATTTTTTTATCAATTTCTTCACCTAAAGGTACACGGGAAGCATTTAAATTAGATTGATAATATTTGTTTCTTTTTTTATTACTTGGTAAATTTTTAGAAAATCTAGATGGCATTAATTTCTCTTGACTATTTCTACCCGACCTCCTCTCTCTTCCTATATTAATACCGTGAAGTTTTTCTAATCTAGAAATATGACGAGGTGATCTAGAAATAGAGTTAGATTGAGTTTCGTGAGCTGCCATTAATCCCTTATATCGTCTTATTGCATCTGGACTAGGAGATGGGCCTTTAACTTCCCTTTCTAATGATTTCATTTTTGCTCTATTTTTTTCTTCAGGGGTCCAACCAGATTTCCCAGGATAGATAGACCTACTCCAAGGAATCTTACCTTCTTTTAATTTTCTTTTACGATTTCTAGATGGATGAGATACTCTTCCGTTATCTAAATAATCAACTCCAGCTTTACCTCTATTCTTGGCCCACATTTGCATTAAAGCGGCACCAGGAGATTCAATATGACCAGTTCTTACAAAATCTTTTGGAGATTGGGCTGCACCTAATGCAAATGTGGCTCCTAGAAATGCATTTGCTATTTTTTCTCTCTTGCTTGCTTCAGATACAACTTTAGATTTAACTGAACATAAATCCCAAATTTCAGGTCCAAATGAGCACTCATCTCGGGTCTCAACTTTTTTGCAAGCTATGCAATACTTTGATTCTTTTTTCATCTTAAAAGCCTCTCCTTTTTTTCTGATTAGATAACGCAATAGACTTTACATTATATGATTCTGACTTGATTGATTTATTTGAGTCAACATCACTACCATCAGATACGTGCCCAGATAGATCATAGTTAGAATAGTATCCAGTTCTATCACCTAAAAATAATTTTCTCATATCATCAGAAACTTGCTTTGCACTTTTCTTACCAGGTTGCTTTGCTAAATGAATATCACTTAATGGTGTAGTTCTTCTTTTCATTGGAGGTGTTGCTTTTGCAAAAATAGAAGCGCCATTGGTTGTTTCATTCAAATTCAAGTAGTCGTGAACTTCCATCACATTAGGATTTAACTTTATTCTTCCAGTATTTCTACCTCTCATTATATCTACTGGTTTATCGTCTTCGTCTTTTCTTTTTCTTGATTTTTGCCTCAAACTTACAAGTTCATATATAAACTCCTCCCTCCAACAAGAATATTGCTCATTATTTAATCCCGAAAGGATGTCTCCTGTTTCTTTATTTCTGGCTTTTATTTTCCTATATCCTCTATTAATTTCTTGGTCTGTTCTCATTCTCCTATACTCTCTATTAAAGGGAAGTTTTTTACCTCTTCTAAAAATAGAAATAGCAGATTGACTTGGTTTATATCCAGGGTCATCCTGCCTCATAAGTTTATTTGTTCTATTTCTTTCTCTCATTCTACGAAATTTCCGATTAAAAGGTAATCTAGGAGCACCTCTCAATCTTTGACTTATAGATGGGCCACCACTAGATGGACTAGGAGGGTTAGATGAAGAAGTTGCAGGAGAACTTGAAGAAGAACCACCTGAAGTACTTGGTGGAGAAGTAGATGGAGAAGAGATAGTTCCAGAAGAATTATCTTCAGTAGAGTTAGCCCCCTGAGTCTTTGCTTTCCTATGTTGTAGATACGCAGATATTCCAACTTTAGCAATACCTTTCAATGCTCTAGCTGTGTTTCTTAAGTTCTTTGCTGTTGTGATGGAATCGGGGTCTCTTATAGAAAGAGCTTCTGGCTCAGGTACATTTCCTAAAAGTTTACCCTGTTCTTTTTCTTTCTCTCTTTTCGCTCGTTCTGTTGCTTTTTCTTTAGACTGTTTTTGTTGTTCGTTGAACTTTTCTTTTTTATGTTGCAATACATCACGTAAATATTGTCTATATTCTTTAGAACTTCTAGCCGCTATCTTTTTCTGCTTTTCTCGCTTTAGTCTCTCTTTCTCTTTTTTTTCATTTTCTCTTTCTTTCTTTAATTCAGCTTGAATTTCCGCAGCTGACATTCCTCCTATATTGTTAGTAGGTGTTTGTCTCCTAGCTTCATTAAGATTCATCTATTCTTCCTTAAGTCTTTTCTTAATTTATTTATATTTTTTGGAACAGTTTCTTTAATTGGTATTCCAGTAAAAGAATAAGTCGGCTGACCTGGAGTCATATCTTGAAGAAATTTTCTATACTTATCAGTTCCCACTTCATAAACATCTTCTGGAAGATGCACGGATGAAATCCAACTCTTAAACATCGTGCCTTCGTTGGTCAAACAAATTAAATAATTAGTACCCCTTCGAATAACTCGACCTCTTAGACCAGTATTCATATTTTCAACTAATGTTCCAACAGAGTATAAATCATTTTCTTTATATTCCCTCCTCAATTCATCTTTAAATAAATCTGGGGCAATTTTCCAAAAACTATAATTCTCTTTCAACTTCATAGACTTAGATACTGAATTAAATAAACTTTCTTTATCTTGAAGTTTCATTCTAGGCGGTAAATTTGAAGAAAATGATTGAAAATCTCCATTTGCTGCAGAAGTTCTTAAAGCAACTGAAGAACCACTAGAAGCGGTATCGCTATCAGGGTCTTTACCAGAAGCAGCTAATACTTCTAAATTTTGAAATTCATAAGATTGACCTTCATTTTTATGAACTAAACTTTGGAACTCTCCTACTCTTTCTGCTCCGACTACGATTTTAACATCGGAATAACCATCATTATATAAAGCAGTTAAAATATCAAAGATAGTTTTCATATCTTCACTATCTAAAATATAATCAGCAAAATCTGGGTACATCATTTGCATATATTGAATCTTCAAAGAGGGGTTTAATGGATTTGTAGCTTTATCCTGTACTCTACTTGGATAGATTCTATATTCAAATCCCTTCTCTTTAGCTCTTGCATATCCATACTTTAGTACCAACTCGTGATTCCTAGCTGGTGGATTAAATCGGCCAATTGTTATTACAACTCCTTTTCCACCTTCCTGAGTTGGTTGAGACTGAGCAGTTTGTTGTGCAACTTGAGAGGTTGGTTGGGATTGCTCAGGTTGTTGAGTTTCAACTGGTTGTTCTTCTTGATCAGATGAACCTTTACGGCCTTTAAAGAATTGAAGTTGGCCTCCAACTGTTTTAGCTACTAAATTACCTTGTTGATCATAATAATCACCATGCCCACTCGATTTAAGGCCCATTTGAGCTGCTTTTTTAGAGGCTAATGTACTTCGAGCTTCCTGAATAAATTGCTGAAATGATTTCATTTTATGGACGTTTTTAAGTATTTATTCATTTTATTTCATTAGAAGCTTCCATATATCTGGTGTCATATATACCAATTCTTAAATTTCTGAATAGCTGGGCATCGGTAACACCTTTTGTATTTCTCCCTGCTTGATGGGATGACACAATATATGCATTATCCACAATAGCTCCTTCTTTATATATTTTAGTAGAAGCCCCAAATGAATTTTGATTAAAAGTAATATTTCCTACTATTATATAATTTACATTATTTAATCCTTTAGGTCCCCCGTAATTAATACCATACATACTTTTTTGTATTAATGTAGAGCTCTGTATTTTCTTATAGTAACCACTTTTATCACCAGTTATTTTTTCTAATTCATTTAAAAAATACTCAACTTCTGGTTCACTTTTTAATGACCTTATTCCTGAAAATTGACGATATGTCTCCCCCTTTAAAGAAATATAAACAGAGCCTTGATCTGTTTTTATTAAAAGGTCAGCTTTAGATGTTTCACCATCTGAATATTTAGTTCCAACTTCGCTTACAAAATAATGTATATCTTTACCTCCGGTTAAAGTTATAGAATAACTATCTCCATCTATTTTAAAATTAATAATACCAGATTGTGAACCAGAATCAAATATTTTTTTTAAACAAGACTTAATATAACCAATTTGTTGTCTTTCCGTTCTAGTTACATCTACAAATAACTTAACTAGTACTATTGTGTCCTTTATTTTAAATTGAGTTTCATTTATTTTTTCTAAACTATATGGAGTAAATATATTATCTTTGGAACTTATTTCATTTTGTAAAATAGCAAATAACATATTAGAAAATTTTTCCATATAATCACTAGTTGGGTATCTATTAGACCTTTTCATTAATCTTACTTCAACCACTTTTCCATTTATTACTACTTTAAATGGGTTTAATGTAGAAAAATAGTTAGAAAAAATCCTAGCAGAAGCTGCACCAAATGTTCTAGTTATCATTGAACTTGATATATTTTCAATAAATGATTTTACAGAATTACCATTAATTACTGTCTTTCTAGGTTTTAATTTACTCCAATTATTTGGAGATATTGACCTATCTATCATTTTTTTCTAACTAATTCAAAATATTTATATATTAAAAAAGGAGGCATATAACCTCCCTTTCCTAAAATATTAAATATCTCCTTCTTTTCTATTTTCAGAATACTCAATACTAAAAGTCCCTTCAGGATATCTAGAACTTAATTTTTCAAAATTCATTTGAATAATTTCTTCGAGAGAAATTCCAAGTCCAATACAAGCTTGAGTAAGATACCAAATGACATCTCCCAATTCACGCTTTAGATGAAACAAATTTTCATCATTTACTGGCTTACCTTGGAAAATAATTTTTTTAATAATCTCTGTAAATTCACCCGCTTCTGCAGACATACCAACAGCAGCTGTAAGAAGCCTTTCTGTTGGGAAATTCTGCTCGTCTAAATATTGAATTCTTTTTACAAAATCATTGTAATTTTTACTTGGATTTGATGTGGTAGTATCAACAAATTCAATATACTTATTAAGATCGATAGTCATTAAAATTTAAATCCTCCAAATTTATCTTTTGATTTGTGTTTAGAATCCACTTCATTATCATAAGGTTCATTTAGTGCTTCGTCAAGTGCATCAACCTGAGCATTTTGTTCTACGTCATACAATCTCATTTTAGATTTGTCAATTCCCATCACAAATCTACGATACATAGAGACATCATTATCTCGATTTCGAATCTGCTTAAACATAACTTGATTTAATTGATCAAGTTCATCTGTTTTAATTAAAGCAACCATAGAATCGACGCAAGCTACAATTCCAAAACT